CAAAACGGTTTCAAATAAATGCCAAAAATTATTTTCTTACATATCCTCAGTGCTCCTTGTCCAAAGAAGAATCACTTTCTCAATTACAAGCCCTAAACACTCCGATTAACAAAAAATTCATAAAAATCTGCAGAGAGCTTCATGAAGATGGGCAACCTCACCTCCACGTGCTTATTCAGTTCGAGGGAAAATACTGCTGCCAAAATCAACGATTCTTCGACCTGGTATCCCCAACAAGGTCAGCACATTTCCATCCAAACATTCAGAGAGCTAAATCGTCTTCCGACGTCAAGACGTACATCGACAAAGACGGAGATACTCTTGTATGGGGAGAATTCCAGGTCGACGGTCGAAGTGCTAGAGGAGGTTGCCAAACATCTAACGACGCTGCAGCAGAGGCGTTAAATGCTTCTTCCAAAGAAGAAGCCCTGCAGATAATTAGAGAGAAAATCCCAGAAAAATATTTATTTCAGTTCCACAATCTAAATAGCAATTTAGATAGGATATTTGATAAGACTCCTGAACCATGGCTTCCTCCGTTCCACGTCTCATCATTTACTAACGTGCCAGACGAGATGAGACAATGGGCTGAAAATTATTTTGGAAAGAGTTCCGCTGCGCGGCCGGAGAGACCTATTAGTATTATCATCGAGGGCGATAGTCGGACGGGAAAGACTATGTGGGCTCGTTCACTAGGCCCACATAATTATTTGAGCGGGCATTTGGATCTCAATTCTAGGGTTTACTCAAACAAGGTTGAGTATAACGTCATCGATGATGTCACACCGCAATATCTAAAGTTGAAACATTGGAAAGAACTCATTGGGGCCCAAAGAGATTGGCAGACTAACTGTAAATACGGAAAGCCAGTTCAAATTAAAGGAGGTATCCCGTCAATCGTGCTGTGCAATCCTGGAGAGGGTGCTAGCTATAAAGTTTTCCTCGACAAAGAGGAAAACACTCCACTAAAGAACTGGACTTTCCATAATGCGAAATTCGTCTTCCTCAACTCCCCCCTCTATCAAAGCTCAACACAGAGCAGCTAAACGAAGAGCTATTAGAAGGCGACGAATTGACCTGAACTGTGGCTGTTCCATATACATTCACATCGACTGCAGAAACAATGGATTCACGCACAGGGGAACCTATCACTGTGCCTCAAGCAGAGAATGGCGTCTATATCTGGGAGATAACAAATCCCCTCTATTTCAAGATAATCAGCGTAGAGGATCCCCTCTACACCAACACCAGGATATACCACTTACAAATCAGGTTCAACCACAACCTGAGGAGAGCATTGGATCTCCACAAGGCATTTCTCAACTTCCAAGTATGGACGACATCGACGACAGCTTCTGGGAGAACTTATTTAAATAGATTTAAATACTTAGTGATGTTGTACCTTGAACAGTTAGGCGTTATATGTATTAACAATGTTATTAGAGCTGTTCGTTTCGCAACAGACAGATCATATATAACGCATGTACTCGAAAATCATTCAATAAAATATAAATTTTATTAATTTGTTATCGAATCATAAAAATAGATTCGAATTTTCAACGTCGCATACACAGGGTTAGAGGCATGAGTACATGCCATATACAATAACAGGGCGTTCTCAGTATGATTCTCATATTTCCCTGCCTCCTGGTGGTTGTAGACGACATTGTTATTGACCTTCCAGAATCTCCTAACCAGAGCCTGCTCGTTGCTGGCATATTGACCACCAGTAACCTTGGCGTGAAACCTGTGGATCACTTGGAAACGATCCCGTAGGTCGTTCTTTACCGTTGCAGTACTTGGCTCATTATCGAACATGTTGAACACTTGTCCGAAATCCATAGGAGTGCCATAAGGTCTCCGATCCCTAACCAACCAGAACATGACACTGTTCGTGTGATTCTTCAACTTGATGTTCTCATCCATCCATATCTTGCCCAAGATATATACAGACTTAACGCAGAAACGCTTACCAACACGGTGGGTAATACCGTTACCACGTGTCACATCAGATATACACATGACCTTCCCAACTAGGGAAATATCATGACGCTGCTCGTATGACTGGACTTTACAAGGCCCTTCACATCCTTTAGGAACATCGGGGCCTCTTAGTGATCGATATATCCTGGGCTTCCTGTACATGGGCCTGTTAACCCAAGCATCACGCTTAGGCAAACTTCCTCGAGGAGAATAATTAGCAGAGCGGGAAACCTTTGAGGTCCCCGCCATTAAACGCCATGGGGCATCCCGCTTAGGCATTTTGAATTAAAGATCCACGAAACGCATGTCGTTTTATATAACTTTAACAACTTAACCACAAGTCTTTAAAAATATCTTAGATTTCAGGGCCAAATATGATTGGCCCTTCACATATGCGGGACCACTTAGACGACAATGCGGCGTAATTTGCGGAAGCGGGTCGGGTGACGATCGCGCGGCCATCCGGTAATATTAAACGGATGGCCGCCACGTGCCCCTTAGGAACTTCTAATATATAAGAGCTACCTTACTACCAATTCATATAACTTTTGGAGCCCCTCCTCAATTGGTAGTAAGCCTCTTAATTACAAAAATGCCATCGCATC